GGTGAAGATGGTTGGTTAAGTGAACATGAAAAAGAACAATTACTTGCAGATATGGAAGATACGATAAATCAAGTAGAAGAAAAAAATAAAGAGAAATTAACGGATATTCAAATTGAAATTGAAGAAATTAAAACTAAATTATAATGATTGGTGAAACTTATCTAGCAACCGTATACAGAGTTTATACTGAATCGGATAAATCTATAAAAAATGATTTAGAGAAAAAATTAGTACCAGTATATAATGATAATAATGACTTTACGGATACTGATGTTAGATTTTTAGGTGCAATAGAGTATAGGAGAGAAAGTTTTATTAACAAAGAAGACTATGCATTTCCATTTGACAAAAATAATATAACATATCCACTAATAGGTGAAACTGTATTAATATTAAACATTCAAAATTCACATTATTGGTTACCATATTCTGCAACACAATATCCGAATTTTAGAGAGTCATTATTAGTTTCCGAAATTGGTAGAGAGAAAAATGTATCTACTGGAAATTCTGAAGGTAAAAACAAAAACTATACAGAAACAAAAACTGGTTCCACAGGTCAGACAGGAACACCTAAAAAATCGGATGAGAAACGATATAAAGTAAATGAAAAGATTAAATTCTTAAAACCAAGAAATGGAGACACTATCATAAGTGGTAGAGTTGGTAATACTATTAGATTTAGTGAATTTTTTTTAACTGAGGATGGTAAAACTTCATCTCCTGGTATTTTTATAAGAAATAAACAAAATCCACAACTTGACAATTCAAAAATAGGAACACTAATAGACGAAGATATCAATGGTGATGGTACATCCGTATATTTTACATCTAATAAAATTAAAGTACCATTTAAAGAAAATATAAATAAAACCAAAATAGCTTTTAGAGAATATCCTAATTCAGAAAAACTAACAGGTAACCAATTATTCGTAAATTCCGATAGAATAGTATTGTCTGCAAAGGCAAGTGAGTTTATTATATTTGGAAAAGGAAATACTGGAGTTATAACCGATGGTAGATATAGTATAGATTCTGCAAAAGAAATATATGCACATTCCGATAGTGACATTGTAATCCATACCAATAAAAATATAGTATTAAATAGTGATGCATCCGGAGTTGTTTACATTGGTAAAGTTGGAAATCCAGGTGGTGCCGGTTCCGAAGTTCAAAGAATGGTACTATCGGGTGAATTGATTGATTTGATGAGTGAAATGTTAGATGCCATAAATAAAATGGTATTTGCAACAGGTGTCGGCCCAACCGGTGCAGGCCCACATAATTCGGCAATATTCACATCAATTAAACAAAGACTATCTAAGATACAATCATCTAGAAACTTTTTAAGTAAGTAATATGTGGGCAATTTTTAAATTGAATGTATTAACTGCAATGCTTACTGGTCAATTTAAAGCTGATCCTGATGCATTTGCTGAATTTTATGCAAATGAATATGATAAGGCAATTAAAAGTGGTGGGGATTTATTATACGGAGTTAATGTTATCAATGGTAATGTTAAAGGCATGGCAGATGCTATAAAAATTGCATTAAAAAAAGGAACAGATAGTGTAGGTAGTAATTTCAATGTATTACAAGAATTATACCCATCTGCATTTGATGCATACTGGTTAGGTGCAGAAATGTCACCATTGCCAAATCCTTTAATAAAACCATTAGGATGGCCATCAACTCCACCTGCACCTGGAGCTATTCAAAACATAGGGCCAGACCCAATTACGTTAGCTGCAACTACTGCAGCACATAAAGCTGAAGTGGAAGCATTAAAAATTTTAGAGGACGAATTAAAAAAACAAACAATTACTTTACCATCCGTTCCACCTTTACCACCGATTGCAATTCCTGTATATGAAACTGCACAAAAGATAATAAATAAAGAAGTTGTTGCACCGGATATAAAAAATAACCCAATAGTTAAGGGTGCAGTAGAAATAATAAAGAAATTAAAAGAAGCAAAAAAGAAAAAATCAGCAATTGGAAAACAAATTAAAAAGGCATTAAAATTTGAATTTCCAAAATTACCAGATAGAAAAAAAATAATAGAAGAAACTAAAGAAAAATTATTAGAACAGGCAATCGAAGAAGTTAAAAAACAAATCATTCCTCCAATTGAAGATATTATATTACAACCAATATATCAATATGTTCAAGCAGTTGTTGCAATTTTAGATTCCATTCCAAAACCAAAACCAAACTTAAAAGAAATTAAAAAATTTGTAAAAGATACGATAAATGGTTTAGTTCCTGATATAGATTTGCAAATTCAATTACCGAAACTTCCAACGAAAGAAGAATTGGAAAAACAAATTAAAGATAAAACTCCCACTGAAGAAGAGATTAGAGCATTGGCGGAAGATAAGATAAAGGGGTTAATACCAGACCCACCATTTATTAGTTTTACTCCACCAAGTTTTATTTTCAGTACAAAAACGAATGTAATGCTTGACCCATTTTTATCTTTGGCACAATTACATTTATTAAATGTGGGTGGAAATATGGTAGTTACGGCACAATACACACCTCCAACTCCACCGGCACCTGCAATTATAAATTATAATGGATATCAAGTTAAAATGGGCCCACCGGTTCCTGATTTTCCATCTACGGTTGAATTCCCCGAAGTTGATTTAGGTAGTATAGAATTACCACAATTTCCGGAGTTACCACAATTGCCAAATATAAGTGTGACCGATTTGGCATCATTATTAACAATATCGTTACCAAACATAGACATAAAGATGCCTGAGGTTAATGCAGACATTAAAACACCAACTATACCGAATGTTGGATAAATTATTAAATCAAATATTTATTACTAAACATATATAAACAATTATTATGAAATCAGAAATTTTACTAACTTTAATTAAAGAAGTTGTTAAAAACGAAGTTAAGCAACAAGTTAAAGAGGAAATAACTAAGCTTATCAAATCTGGTGCAGTTACATTAAACTCACAAAATAAATCAACACCATCTTTAAGAGAGATGACGGAGGTTCCAGTTGCACCTATTAAAAAACAACAATCAATTCAACAAACACAAAAACCTGCAAGGGAATTTTCAAAAGACCCAATGATAAATGAGATTTTGAATATGACACAACCATTTACTGCAGAACAAAGAAAAGAGGGAGCTCAAGCGGTTGGAAGTGTATTGGATATGATTAAACCAGAATTAAGAGTTGATGAAAGTGAGTGGGAAACAATGGATTTTAGAGAGGTAAATGTACCATCAAATGTTCCAAACTTTGAATCAACCGGTGATGGATTACAAGATGCAACTATAAAAGCATTGACGAGAAATTATTCAGAATTAGTTAAAAGATTTTAATAAATGGCCATAGAGTTAGGTAGAATTAATGTAAATGATTTAGCGGAAAACGATTATAAATCATTAGGGGTTGGTTTCGGTAGAAAATCCAATTCTAATGGTATATTTGCCGTTAATTACACTACTCTAACACAGGCAAAAGATAATTTAGTAAATTTAATACTAACTAAAAAGGGTGAAAGAGAAATGCAACCTGACTTTGGTTGTGATATTCACAATTTAATCTTTGAACAAATTGTAGAAGAATCTATTGCAACTGATATTGAAAATTCTATATTAGATGCAGTAAATATTTGGTTACCTTATATAAATGTAGATAATATAATATTTGATTATGATGAAAATGATATAGATGCAAATAGAATTACTTTAGAAGTAAAATTTTCATTAAAGTCAAATCCATCATTAACCGAAACACTAAATGTTAGTATAAATAATTAATAAATGGCTATTAAACCTGTTAAGAAAAGTTGGGGAAGTGAAAAAAATATAAATTATTTAGGTAAAGATTTTAATACTTTAAAACAAAACCTAATTGATTATACTAAAACATATTTTCCAAACACATATTCCGATTTCAATGAAGCATCACCTGGTATGGTGTTTTTGGAACAAGCTGCTGTTATAGGAGATGTATTATCTTTCTATCAAGATGTTCAATTAAAAGAATCAATGTTGGCAAATGCAACGGAAAGAAAAAATGTTGTTGCATTGGCACAAACAATGGGATATAAACCAAAAACATCATCACCTGCAGTAACAACATTGACGGTATATCAATTGATTCCGTCTAAAAATTCAGGTTCAAGTGTTGTTCCAGACGAAAGTTATTGTTTGAGAATAAAAGATGGGATGGAAGTTGCATCTACCTCTAATTCAAATATGGTATTTAGAACAACAGATTCTTTGGATTTTTCAAATACAAATGATAGAGAAATTGATGTATTTGAAAGAGATGTAACCGGCAATCCAACTTTTTATCTATTAACAAAAAGAATTAAAGCAATATCTGCACAGGAAGTAACTACTACTAAGACATTTGGAGATTCAACGGATTATCCTACAACAACATTGAGTGATACTAATATAATTGGTATAACATCAGTTGCAGACCAAGATAATTTAAAATATTACGAAGTACCTTATTTAGCACAAGAAAGTATTTTTGTTGAAAAACCAAATACCGAATCAAATAGTGACTTATATACATCATCATCAATTGTACCTTATATTTTGGAAGTTCAAAAAGTTCCTCGTAGATTTTCCGTTAAAGTAAATTCCGACAATACATTGGATTTAGAATTTGGAAGTGGTGATGTTACTATGAATGATGAAATCATTTTACCAAATCCAAAAAATGTAGGATTAGGATTGGCCAATTCTATCCAAAGATTAAATCAAGGTATAGACCCATCCAATTTCTTAAAAACAAACACATTTGGAATTGCACCTGTAAATAAAACATTGACTATAAAATACTTAGTTGGTGGGGGTGTAGAATCTAATGTAAATACAGGTGACTTAACTAGTATTTCTAGAATAGAATATGATGAAGATTTATTGGCAGTTGAAAATGAAGTTTTATATAACTCAATGAAACAATCTGTTGCAGTTGAAAACTTAGAACCTGCAGCTGGTGGTAGAGGTGTAGAAACAATAGAAGAAATTAGACAAAATGCATTAGCTACTTTTGGTTCTCAAAATAGAACAGTTACAAAAGAAGATTATATAGTAAGAGCTTTATCGATGCCTGAAAGATATGGTAGTGTAACTAAAGCATATGTAAGTGCTGATGGTGAAATTGATAATAACTCACCAGCATCTATTTTAGCTAATCCTAAAAATATAGCTGAGTTCGTAAATTTAGTAGATAGTCTTAAAGATAGTAGTAGAGAGAATATTCAAAAAGAATTGGTTAAATATCTTACACAAAAGAAAACATCAATTTCGGAAGTAAATAATCCATTTGCAATCAATCTATATATTTTAGGATACGACTCTAATAAAAAATTAACAAACTTAAATAGAGCGGTTAAAGAGAACTTAAAAACTTACATTTCCGAATATAGAATGTTAACAGATGGTGTTAATATCATAGACGGATTTATTATAAACATTGGAGTAGATTTTGAAATAATATGTTATTCAAACTATAATAAAAGAGAAGTTGTAACAAATTGTTTAACCGAATTACAAGAATATTTTAATATAGATAATTGGACATTTAATAAACCAATTAATATTTCTGAAATAGAATTGATACTTGCAAATGTAGATGGAGTAATGAGTGTACCATCCGTAAAACTTTCAAACTTATGTGGTGGTGACGGAAATTATTCACCAAATAGATACAACATAGATGAGGCAACTAAAGGTAAGATTGTCTATCCTTCTTTAGACCCATCTATATTTGAAGTTAAATATCCAACAAAAGACATAAAAGGGAGGGCCTTATAATGCATAAATTTTTCACATCATCATTGGACGCAAGTATATATCTTCAACAACCTGAACAAAACGCAGGTAGAGATGAGATATTGGAAGTAGGTAAACTTTATTATGGTTCTTCAAAAGATATAGCAAGAACTTTAATTAAATTCGACACCGGTTCAATTAAGTCAGAAATAACATCAATAGGAACAGGTAGTTGGCAAACATATTTAGTATTACGTTCTGCTAACTCACAAGAAATTCCATTAGAGTATTCAATTTATGCAAATGCAGTTTCTCAAAGTTGGACAATGGGTACAGGAACAAAATTTGACAATATAACATCAGACGGAATTAGTTGGAAATACAGAGATGGAATAAATACATGGCAAGATAATGTAACGGCAGGTACAGCAGTATTTACAGCAGGCACAACGGGTTCAGCAAATGCAGAAGGTGGTACTTGGTTTATTACAGGTTCTGCAACACAATCTTTTAGTAATGAACCGGATGATATTAGAATGAATGTGACCAATATAATTCATCAATGGATTAGTGGTTCTTTAAAGAATAATGGATTTATAGTTAGACATAGTATTGATGTAGAAAACAATGATTTAGATTATGGTTTATTAAAATTCTTTTCAAAGGAAACAAATACGATATACGAACCTAAATTAGAGTTAGTTTGGGATGATAGTGCATTTATAACTGGAAGTTTAACACCGGTAACAGGATCGGCCGAAGAGGGTTATAAAGTAGTGGTTACAAACCTTAAGAAAGAATATCCTGCAAACTCTAAAATAAAAATAAGAGTTAAGGGTAGAGATGCATATCCTTCAAAATCATTTGGTACTACATTTCAATACGACCAATCTAAATATTTACCATCTGGTTCAGTATATTATCAAATAGAAGATTATATAACAAATGAAATAATTGTTCCGTTTGGAGATTATTCTAAGTTAAGTTGTGATAGTACATCAAACTATTTTAATTTAGATACATCAACATATCCAATCAATAGAACTTACAAATTAAAACTAAAAATAGTTGAAAGTGGTATATCTACTATTATAGATGATAAATTAATATTTGAAATAGTTTAAAATGGCATTGACAACTTTAGAAACAATTTCTGAAAAAATAGCAACCCAAAGACAGAATGACTTAGAAAGTATTTTAAGTGTGTCGGGTTCGGCTGCAATTTCAAGAAATGAATATGGTATAAATGTTGTCGATTCTAACAATGTTGCATCATCATTGGTTTTCAAAGGTTTAACAAAAGATAAATACGATAATGAAGAATTAGTAAAGGCGGTTGATGTTGAAGTTAAAGAATTATTACCAAATATACCTACTGCCAATTTAGATTTAGTTCCAAGACCATTATACACTGAACAGGTTAATTTGGTTGAAGATTTAAGAAAGCAAGTGCAAAGATTAACACTAACAATTGCCGATTTAAATACTCAGATAACAACTCTACAAGCACAAGTTCAAACTGAAATAAATAATAGATTAAGTATTGAACAAACAAATGATTTATTGGTTAATCAAATTGAAACTTTAAATGCAACGATAGAAGATTTTACAAGTCAAATTTCTACATCATTACAAAAATCGGTTGATGAAAGTATTTTAAGAGCATCACTACAATCACAAAAGACAGGATTTAAAGCACAAATTGAGGCATTAATTCAACAAATAAATTCATTAAATGCAATTATAGAAGGTTTACAATCCCAATTAGGTGCAGTAAGACAACAAAAAGACTTAGAACAAACTGCACAAAGTCAAGGTGGAACTATTATCAATAAAATAGTAACTGCAAACTTCTTAGCAAAAGGTTCGGCAAACGATCCGGTAATGGCTTATAAAATTAAGAATGCAAGAGATAGAGCAAAAGAATGGGTATATGGTAAAAATTTAAAATTAATAAATAATGATTTAGAACCTGTAACTGTTACTTTAACTACAAAATTCAGAGCGGAAAGTATTTCAACTTTTTTAAATGAATATAAGAGTGACCAAGCTTGGTTTAAAGCTCCAAAAGAATCATTTAAAATAACTGCAGGTTCAACGGAAGAAATAACTTTTATAGAAACTCCTGAAAAAATTATATTTGCTAAAAGACAAAATACTGAATTCTTTGATGGTGTACTTAATATAAAGGTGACTAGAGCGGATGGTACTTCTGATTCAAGAGATTTTAAAACTCGATTAAAAATTGCACATCCTAAATCGTATGAAGGTTTTTAAATTTAAATAGATTATGAGTATTACGAAATATACAAACATTGATTCAATCAATAATAACTCAACAAACGAGGGAAAGTTTATTGATGATAAAGACTTATTTATATTATCCAAAAATGAAATAGAGAAAGCTGATTTTGGTAATAGTAGATATGATGTTATGGAAGTATCGGTTTATGATATTAACAATAATTTGTTACCACATAAGTCGGGGAATAATGTTGCATATATTAAAAAAGGTGACATTCAAAAATATCTTTATAATATTACAAATAAAGGTGGACAAAAAGAATTAGCAATTGATATTGAAAAATTATTGAATGCATTGGGATTTAAAAATGGAATTCTTAAAGTTAATATAAACTTTGTAAAACAAAAAGTTGGTAGTGAAAACGAATTGACAAAAGTTTGGATACAAGAAGTTTCACCATCCAGAAATGAGATAAGAATTTTACCTTTAAAAACTAAAGATTCTAATATCAATTCAATAACTAATAGACAATTTAAAAATCTTAAAAGTTTAAATAAAGATTTTTTATATTATAAAACTTCTATATTAGATTCTTTAAATGCATATGAAAATTCTTTTTTAACTAAAATAGATTCATACTTAGAAAGTAAATTTGGTAAAGATTTTTTTGCAATTTTAAGAAAAGACTTTGGATTAACTAAATTTGATACATTTAGAACAAAAATATTTGAAGATTTTAAATTATCAGTTGGATATTATTTAACTAACAAATATTATATTATTGGGGAATCTACTTTCGGTAAACAATCTGAAACTAGATTTGATGATTTTGAAGTATATGATTACAATGTGATGTTGTCTGAAATTCAAAAGATTTTAAATAATTGTATTGATATCAATTCAAAAGTATTGAAAAGACGAAATGTTGAAGTAAAACAATTACCAAAAGAATTTGCAATTACAGAATTACAAAAACAAATACAAAATAATTTAGAATCATTTTCAACATTCACAGAAACCAAAATAAATGTTTATTCACCAACGGGTTCAGTTACAGTATTTGATGATTCTAATTTGGGAATAATTTATCCTGCAAAGGGTACATTACTTTCAACATTGTGTAAAGGATATGACCAATATGGAAAATATGCAGATGGAAGTGGTGGTTCATATGAATCATTGATTGCATCAAATTCACCAACATGTGGATATATTGCACCAGGTGGTGGAACTGGTGGTGGTAGCAACTCCGGAGGTGGTGGAAATCCATTTGACGGATTTGATGGCCCGAATGATGGCAGAGAAAGAACGGATGGTGGAATGGGTAGAGTAGAAAATATTAGATAATAAAATATTTATAAAAAACAATAAATGGTAGAAAGTACAGAAGATATAGGATTAGGATATGGTGGTATAAATACCGGTGGTGAAATTGGATTTATTCCACTACCATCTGGTAGCACACCAACCAATGAACCATTGACTGTGGATTATTTAGTTAATTATGAGATTGTATTTGCATCTAATTTACAAAATGAAGTTGGTGATTTATTAAAATTAAAATATGAGATAGTTTCTGGTGATACTATTATATCTACTGATACCATAAGTTTGGCCGATTATAATACAGATGGTAAAAATACATTAAAATCAAATCTTACAAATTCAAATTTACGAATTTATGTAGAAGGAACACTTCCGAGTAATTATAAAATTTTAAAAATATTTTATGCAAACAGACAAGTTGCAGAGAAAAATTCAAAAGATGTTTCAAAGTGGACAGTTGGTGACAAATTCATATCAATACCAGCTACCGAATTATTAACAGGTGGATTTGCAGTATCGGTTGTAATGCAAAAAACAATACTATCCGAACAACCAATCGTATCTATTACAAGTACAAAATACGACTACAATGTAAAAGATTCCGATTTAGATACAATAGTTAATATACCATTTAATTCATCTAATGCTGATTTTGTTGATTTTTATTTAAATACGAATAGTAAAATAACAGTTCCTGCAACTAAGGGGTTCATTGATTTATCATTCAAAAAAGATTTTGCAGGGATATATGGTAGTAAAAAATTAATAGTAGTTCCATATAGTAATGCATATGGTACAGGAAATAAGACAGACATTATTGTTAATTTTAATAGTGTAAATGATTTTCCATCAATTACTCAAATTATATTTCCTAATAGTATAGATGTTCCCTCATTTTCGGATTTTAATTTAGAATATGATGTAGAGTGGAATTCATTTGCAGTTTCATCA